TTGCCAATCCTGAACTAGCAAAGTGGGTTAGTGAGAATTGTGAGTTTGATCAGATCATACTTGAATTCTACAATCCTAAAGAAGGACCAAACAGTGGCTGGGTACACGCAAGTTATTGTGAAGGTAAGAACAAAAAACAAATACTGACTGCGGTTCAAGAAAACGGAAAGACTGTCTATAAGCCGGGTTTCGTTGTATAATATTTTATGAGCATGGCAACAGCCGATACGTTGATCAAAGACCCTTATGTAAAGACGGTCTTCAAAACTGACAAAGAACTTGACGATTTAGTTAAGTGCTGTGATCCTACAAATGGTTATCTATATTTCCTAGATAACTTCTTTTATATACAGCATCCTACTAAAGGTAGCATGTTGTATCATCCCTATAATTATCAAGAACGACTTATCAATACTTATCATACGTACAGATATAGTATAGCACTCATGCCTAGACAGTCAGGTAAAACTACAAGTGCTGCCGGGTATCTATTATGGTATGCTATGTTCGTACCTGACAGCACTATTCTTATAGCCGCACACAAATATGCTGGCGCACAGGAAATCATGCAACGCATTCGTTATGCATATGAAAACTGTCCTATGCATATCAAAGCAGGTGTAGCAACTTATAATAAAGGTAGTCTATTCTTTGATAATGGTAGCCGTATCGTATCAGCCACGACAACTGAAAATACTGGTCGTGGTATGAGTATCTCATTGTTATATCTTGACGAGTTCGCATTCGTAAGACCAACAATCGCTGAACAGTTCTGGACATCTATCACCCCAACTCTAGCAACTGGTGGTAAGGCTATCATTACTTCTACACCCAATAGTGACGAGGATCAGTTCGCATTGATATGGAAAGGTGCAAATAAGACTGAAGATGAGTTCGGTAATAAAACAGATGTAGGGCAAAACGGTTTCAAGGCATATAGATCATACTGGCATGAACAGCCCGGTCGTGATGACAAATGGGCTGAAGAAATGCGTAGTCAGTTAGGGCAGGATCGTTTCAATCGTGAAATCGGTTGCGAATTCATTATCGCTGATGAAACACTAATAAATCCTAACACGCTTATTATGTTAGAAGGTATTGAACCTGTAAACCGTATGGGTCAAGTTCGTTGGTATAAAAAACCTGAGAAGGGTAATATCTATGTTGTAGGATTAGATCCAAGTTTGGGCACCGGTAGCGATCCTGCTGCAATACAGATATTTGAAGCTAGCACTACTACACAAGTAGGTGAATGGAAACATAATAAAACTGATATTCCAAATCAAATAAAATTATTAGCTGAAATCAACAAATACATAGTAGAATGTACCGGGGAACCAAATAACCTATATTATAGTTTAGAAAATAACAGCATAGGTGAAGCAGCATTAATATCGTTGAACGAATTCGGCGAAACCAACATACCCGGTATTTTTTTTAGTGAGTATGGTAAAAAGCGTAAGGGCTTTAATACTAGTCATAAGGTTAAACTGACTGCCTGTGCAAAATTCAAGACATTATTAGAAACTAAAAAGATGAAATTACATAGCAGGTCTCTAATATCAGAACTAAAGACATTTGTAGCATTGGGCGGCAGTTATAGCGCTAAGATAGGAGAAACAGATGATCTTGTTATGGCTACACTATTGATCGTAAGAATGCTACAACAATTGACAGATTTCCACTATGATTTAGAAAATCAAATGCGCGATCACGGAGACATTATACAGCCATTGCCGTTCTTTGCTGTTTTAAGCTAATATTGGACTAAATATTCATATGCCCATCAAACAGGACACTTTTAACCTACGTTTATACGATTTTCTCAAAAGCTGGGGATATAGACCGGTACCAATCGATAGTAAGGGTCAAAATGCTCCTGTACCGCAAGAAGCAGATGTTTTTAAATTTACCTTTACTAAAAATAATAAAGAAATAGGCGATGTTTGGGTAACTGTAGATCAAGCACAAAAAGTAATAGTGTATTTTGATGACGAAGTGGCAAATAGCGATGACTCTAATACATCTAGTGACAAAGAATTTAACGATAGTTGGACTGGTTTCTTGCATAGTTTGAAAAATTGGGCATTTAGAAAACAATTGAAATTCGAACCTAAAAATAAGGATCATCTTGCAGCGGACATGGCACAGAGGGAGCATATGAAAAAGAAAGAAAATGTGTTAGAAGGTTATCACCCTATGGGTAAAAAAGCAAGCTATAATGACGCTATCCCTCAGGTAAAAATCATTTTACAGCATAATCGCCAGATAGAAGAAGGTGAGCAACGTTTTCGTAATATCGCTAAAATTTTCGTTGAGAATATAGATGGAGAACGTTTCCTATTGCCTACTAAACGTCCAGGTATCGCAAAAGTATATGCTCGTCACATAGCAGAAGGTGGCACTCCTTATGATGATAAAGCTAAACACATTACAATCCTAGTAGAAGAATATACAAAAATGGCAGGATTCGTCCGTGCTACAAAAAATGGACAATTCAATGAGTCTGCACAGAAATTGGTCACGCTAGGACAAAATCATTATCAAAACCTACGTGAAACATTGACTCGTATGATTTCTAAAAAGGGATATAGTAAATATTTTGAATCATACACACCTATATTAAATGAAGAACAAGTAGAAAATAATTTGACAGAATTATTTGTAGAAGAAACACTTGACCCGCGCATCGAAAGCGTTATGCCAATTCTTTCTAAACTTAGTAAAAATCTAGTTGAAATGGAAGAAGTAAAAGAATTAGATGAGTGGGCAGAACAAATCGTAAAAGAAAAACTAGATATAGCTGAAATAGACAACGACCCCGAAAAAAAAAATTTAAGTGAAGCTCAAGGTAGATATCAATTAATTCGTGGTGATAGCGTAGTAGGGGTTTATGATAATATGCCCGATGCTAAAAGCATGTATAATAAATTTTCTAAAACAACAAGGGGTGAAGACTGGTCTATATATGATACTCAACAAAAAGTAGTTAGACTATCAACTAACCGTGATTTTCTTGACAGAGATATTTATGGTCAGGTCCCTGGTTTAAGTAAGCGTGATGATGCTACTGCCAAAGTTTCAGCAGATTGGAAACAAAAAAAACAGCAAGGTAACAGCGAAAAAGATGTCGAAGATTTTTTTAACATATACGGCAGATTAGGTGGCCTAGCTCTAGAAGAAAACTTCATGCCAAAAGTTTATTTTGTAGTTGAAAAGGGCACAAATAAAGTTGTAGGAACATGGGACGGAGAAGCATTTAAACCATTTGATAGAACTAAGTTCTCTGCAGGAACTATGGATATGGTTCCCGGCGGATATGAAATTGATAAATTATCAGGTCCAATGGCACCGCAAGATATAGATAAAGTAAAAGCAATCAATGAAAAACAATCTAACATCGAAGAAGGTCCAGCTGATGAACCAGTAGAACCAGATATGGACGCAGATGACAAGCGCTGGGATGACGCTGAAGATATAGAAGAAGATTTAGACAGTAATCAAAAGCGTGTAGGTCAATTAGGACCAACTGAAAAGGTAGGTCCAAAAGGTGCAGTAGGTAAATTAGTAGGCGCGAGTGAAAGTGTTGAATTGGATCAACTAAAAGCACTTTCGGGAATAAAGTAATATTTTTTACACCCAATACAGGCATAAGTATATTGACACAGATTGAGATTATAGTATAATCTTAATATGTGTTAGTTGTCTCCTAGACAACTCAACATAAAACACAATTAGGCTCAACTTAGGCATTTACAACATAGGAGATTATATATGGCAAGTCTAGCAGATATCCGTGCCCGTATCGCGGCACAAGAAAGTAAGAAAACAGGTTAGGGTCAACGTACCCAATCAGATAACGCAATCTATCCACACTGGAACATCGAAGAAGGCACTACTGCCACAGTTCGTTTTCTTCCAGATGCAAATAGTTCAAATGGTTTTTTCTGGGTAGAGCGTCAAATTATCAGACTTAAGTTTAACGGTATCAAGGGTGATTCTAACGTTAAGCAAATTGATGTACAGGTTCCATGCGTAGAAATGTATGGAGACAACTGCCCTATCTTGGCAGAAGTTCGTCAATGGTATAAGGATAATACTCTAAAAGAAACTGCAAACAAATATTGGAAGAAACGTAGTTATATTTTTCAAGGCTTTGTTCGCCAGAACCCACTAGGTAATGATGTAACCCCTGCGAATCCTATTCGTAGATTTGTTATCAGCCCGCAGATTTTTGGAATCATCAAGGCAAGTTTGATGGATCCTGAAATTCAAGAGATGCCGACTGATTATATGCGCGGTCTTGATTTCAATATCAAAAAAACTAGTAAGGGTGGATATGCCGATTACTCAACTAGTAATTGGGCACGCCGTGAATCTGCATTGACTGAGGCAGAACAAGCTGCTATCGAAGCTCATGGGCTGTTTAATCTTACTGACTTCTTGCCAAAGAAGCCCAGCGAAGCAGAATTGCGCGTCATCAAAGATATGTTTCAAGCATCATATGAAGGCAAACCATATGATCCAGATAAGTTTGGAGCATACTATCGTCCATATGGACTTGATATTCCTAACGTATCACAAACAGCGCCGCATGTAACTGAAACTTCAACTCTTAATATTTCTGCTAAAAAAGCAGTAATTGAAGATGAAGAGACAGAACAAGCAAGCGAACCCGTAGTTGTTCCTAAGAGTACTTCAAGCGACAAGGCACAGGACATTTTAGCGATGATCCGTGCTAGACAGCAGAAGGGCTAAGAAAGTATTGGGGAGAGGTAATTCTCTCCCCTCTCCTAACTGAGGGAACTACCATGACACTACCAGACGAAAGATACCGCGCACTTAAGCAGGGAAAGAAACTATTAGAAGAACTTTGTGATCCGGGCAAGACGCCTAGGGTGCCTTCTATCGTCCGTGATCGTGCGCGTGGTGCATTGCGACACTATCCAAATGACTATGAACTTGATCGTATCGCGGACAGTTGTCCTGATATGCTTACAAAATAGCATTCAATGATAGAATCGCTAAACGAAATATTTTGAAATAAGGAGGGCCTGTGGCCAAACCATTTGATGTTAGCAAGTTTAGAAAAGATATTACCAAGAGTATTGAAGGGCTCAGTATTGGTTTTAATGATCCTACTGATTGGATCAGTACCGGTAACCACGCTCTTAATTATCTCATATCTGGCGACTTCAACAAAGGAGTCCCATTAGGAAAAGTAACTGTATTCGCAGGTGAATCAGGTTCAGGCAAATCTTATATTTGTTCTGGGAACCTAGTTCGTCATGCGCAACAGCAAGGCATTTTCGTTGTATTGGTTGATACTGAAAACGCACTTGATGAAGATTGGCTCAAGGCGCTCGGTGTTGATACAGCAGAAGATAAGTTGTTGAAGTTAAACATGGCAATGATCGATGATGTTGCTAAGACTATCAGCGAGTTTATGAAGAGTTACAAAGCGATGCCCGAAGGTGAGAAGCCTAAGGTATTATTCATCATTGACAGTCTTGGTATGTTATTGACTCCAACTGATGTCAATCAGTTTGAATCGGGTGATATGAAGGGCGACATGGGTCGGAAGCCTAAGGCATTGACTGCGCTTGTTCGTAACTGTGTCAATATGTTTGGCTCACACAACGTAGGACTTGTCGCAACTAATCACACTTATGCTTCACAAGATATGTTTGATCCTGATGATAAGATCAGTGGTGGTCAAGGCTTCATTTATGCTTCAAGTATTGTTGTTGCTATGAAGAAACTCAAACTCAAAGAAGATGAGGACGGCAACAAGATCAGCGAAGTGCGTGGTATTCGTAGTGCTTGTAAAGTTATGAAAACACGTTACGCTAAGCCTTTTGAAAGCGTTCAAGTCAAGATTCCTTATGAGACCGGCATGAACCCATATAGTGGCTTGCTTGATTTATTTGAGAAAGCAAACATCCTTACTAAGGAAGGCAATCGCCTTGTCTATACAACTGATAGTGGCGAAGTCATCAAGTTCTTCCGCAAAGGCTGGGAAAGTAACGAAGATGGTTGTCTTGACAAAGTAATGTCAGAATATCAAAACCGTCAAACAAAGATAAGTAATACAAATTCTGTAGTGGAGGAA